AATGTCAAACATGAGGAGTTAGTAACTGATGAAGAACTTACTGGTCTTAGTATTGGTGGTTTGTTGCTCTTGCTCCTTCTCCTTTGATACATGGGGGCAAATGCTTGATGAAGGCACAACGGTTACAACTGAAATAGAACAACAAGGTAATGTAGAAACTGTTACAGAAACAACAGTTACTATAGAACATAAAACAACAGGCGATGTCTTAGACAGCGATAATGGTATTGTTGCTGCATCTAAAGATGGTAATGTTAATACAGATTGGGGCGGTGATGGCAGCATTTATTCTCATTCTGCATGTACCGATACTGCATCAGGTTTTCCAGCAACAGGTACCGATGGTCGAACAAGTGGGTGTGGCCATGCAAGTAGTAATAGTTTAACAACCTGGCGCCAATATGTTGACTTAAATAGTTTTGACATAAATGAAGGTGGCGAGGTCAACTATGAGTTTTTGTTTGCGTTCCCGGATAGCATGTATCAGAACTCTGGGCAAACAGCGTATGTGCAAACTAAAGGGTATAACGATAATGTGTTGCAATGGGAAACAGGGTTAATAACTATAGACAAAACAACCTTTACGCAAAACCCTTACAACTATAGTAACAATACTAATTGGGTAAACACCGTAACAGGTAGCCATGATTTTGCTAACCAGTTGGATAAAGTTTATATAGAGATTGGTGGGTATGGTGAATACTATTGGGATGAGTTTCAATATAACGTAGCCTACAATCATATTACGACTGTTGTCGATACATGGATGCAAGTTGTTCAACAACAAGAACTTGAAAATACTATTACAACTTTAACACCTATATATGAAGAACCTGTGTACGAAGAAGAAATTGTCCAGGACATTCCTATAGAAATTGAAATGCCAGACGTTAATGTTGATGTTGCTGTTATGGATGAACCTGTATTTGAAGATTTAGGATTTGAGCCAGACGTTCCGATTGTAGAAATGCCTGAAGAAATAGAAGTTATAGCTGAAGTCGAAACTGTGGTAGCCGAAATAGAACAAATTGATTCCATATCTCAACCAGAATTAACAGAACCAATAGTTGAGATAGAAACACCTACGGAAGAACCTACTGCTAATGAGACGCAAGCAGAGGCGCCTACAGAAGAAACTACAGAAAATGCGCCTGTAAAAGAAGTTGTTGTAGAAAAATCCGAGCCAGAACCAGAACCAGTAGAAGAAAAACAAGAAGTTGCTGAAGAATCACAGCAAGAAGAAGTTGAAGAAAAACAAGTAACTAAAGAAGTAAAAGAAGAAAAACAAGTTGAAGAAACTATAGAAGAAAAAAAGGAGATAACACAAAATGATGTCAAAGAAAAAGAACCCGTACAAAAAAGCGTCAAACAAGAAAAGCAAAGTAAGCAAGAGCAAAAGCAAGCCAAAGCTAAAGAGATACTAAACAATCTGGTTGACCCTTATAGTAGTGTAGCGCAAATGACAACACTTGCCCTGGTGAATGCACTTGGCCCTAACATAAAAACATATAGTGCGCCCGTACAAACACAACCTACTTGGTACGAAAGCGAAGAAATATATGCAGACGCTATATTGCAAGATCCGTTAGGCAACTACTTTGGTGTACGAGACAGTTTAACTTTTAACAAGATGATTGATATGCAGTATGAGTAAATCAGAAATAGAATTTGGTGGCGTAAAGTTTAAATCGTCTACCAAGATAATTGCATTGCTCACAGCCTTGTCTACTTTAGGCGGTGCTATCTGGGCAGGCTTTGAAGGTTATGCTCGTTGGCAAGCTATGGAAACACAGATTAGTGAGTTTGTGGCTCCAGACTTATCTGGGTTTCAAGAACGTGTAGCTGTTACTGATGAGCGTATTACAAGCCTAGAAGAAAATGTTAACACAAAAATAGAAGCATTATCATCAGAAGTTCACACTATACTTGAGACTATTACTATAGAAGTAGACGCATTAAAACAATTAGTTACAGCGGCACAAGATGATGCCAGGACAATACGCAATGATTTGCGTGCAGACATACACACAGTTTTAGACCAGATTTCTGCGGTAGATAAAAGAACTAGGACAACCGAGCAAGAAATTCGCAGTTCCCAACGAACAGCAGAGAATGATGTAAGGACACTTATATCGCATGCAGAAGATAGGTTCGACAATAAAAGAACTGCTATAGAATCTGACGCTCAAAGACGAATTGAAGCGATGGATGTGAAGCTGAAAGAACTAGAGGATAGGCTTCGCGATATGCTTGAAAAAGCACTTAACAACCCTCTAGCTGGGAAATAAAAATGGCAAAAACAAAAAGCATAAATACGGTAAGCGCAGAACTATTAGAATTATCAGCACGATTTAAGTCGCATGAATATTTGTGTGAGCAATCACATGCTGAAGTGAAGTTTCAATTAAGACGATTGGAATGGATCGTAATAGGTACAAGCGGAAGTATTATTGCTGGTCTGTTTGCTATTGTTTATGGACTTGTAATTTAATAATGGGAGAAAAAATATGGATATGATTGTTGGATTTTTTAATTCTGGGCCTGCTTGGATAGCAGCCGTAACTGGTATAGTTACAGCTTGCACAGCAATAACAGCATTAACACCTACGACTAGCGATGATAAAATTATAAATTTTGTATTAAAAATACTTAATCTTTTATCTGGCAACATAGGTAAAAACCGTAATAAAGACGATCAGTAATGGGCTGGCTGTCGGCATTAGGTGGCATAGCCAAACTAGCAAGCAAGCTGTTTGGCTTTATGCTTATGCGTAAAGCAGTACAAGCAGACGTAATGAAGGATCAATTAGATGACATACATCTTAAGAATGAAGTTACTAAAAAGATTAATGCTACTAGCGTTGCTAATAAACGTAAGCGGCTGTCTAAGTATGTCAAGCGGAAGTAAAGGTTACTGCTTAATAGCATCGCCTATTAATCCTACGGAAGCAGACATAGAAGTTATCTCTGATGATTTAGTTGATGACTTGTTAGTACACAATGAAATTTATGATCGGCTATGCGAATGACTTATGAATATAAATGTGAACTCATTAGAGTAGTGGATGGAGATACTATAGATGTTAGCGTTGATTTGGGCTTTAAAGTGTGGTTGCGAAAAGAAAGAGTGCGCTTGTTGGGAATCAATACCCCAGAAAGCAGAACGCGCAACCTTGAGGAGAAAGCGCTTGGTCTTGCGAGTAAAGAACGTCTTAAAGAGTTGCTTCCCAAAAAGTTTATTATAAAAACATCCAAAGATGGCAAAGGTAAATTTGGTCGCATACTTGCTGTGCCTATAGTTGATGGCGAAGATATATGCGAAAAAATGGTTTTAGAAGGACACGCCCGCCCCTACTTTGGTGGATCTAAAGAACCCTGGGTATAAGGAGAAAAAATGTTTGAATGGTTGAATGGTTGGTTTACTAAAACACCAACAGTAAATGAGTTAAACAAAATGTCTAAACTTGAACTCGAAGCTAAAGGTAGAGAGATAGGCATTGAACTAGACCGAAGGCTAAAGAAACATAAGTTGGTAAAACAACTGCACAAAAAACTAGGCCATCCTAATGCGTGAAGAACTAGCTGACATGCTGACAGCAGATGAAGGTCTGCGCTTAAAAGTTTATGATGACCACAATGGTGAGCCTATTAAGAAGGGTTCTACTGTAGAAGGTTATCCAACTGTAGGTATTGGCAGAGAGTTGCAGAACTTTGGGCTGTCTAATGACGAAGCCCGGTACTTGTTAATGAATGACATACAACGCGTATTAAAAGAAGCGGAAGCATTTGAATGGTGGAATCATTTAAACGAAGCTAGAAAGATATGTGTTGCTAATATGTTATTTAATCTTGGGCTAACACGTTTTAATAAGTTTAAGAAATTTCAAGCAGCATTAAATACGAAATCATGGAGTATTGCTGCAGACGAAATGATGGATAGCCGATGGGCTAAACAAGTAAAAACCAGAGCGTTAAGATTAGAAAAGATTATGCGAACTGGACAACTTCTTTAATATTTTATTGGACAATTTTTATAGGCAATCGGTTTTTTGCTAGTAATTTACTGGACAAAATCTGGACAGTAGATACGGCAATGTGTGGACATAATTGGGAACACATGTTACTCTGTAAGCAAGGCATATTCTGACTTTTGAGGATTTGCAAGGGTTACAGAGCAAGGTATTAATCGGCTGTTAACCGATCGGTCGTAAGTTCGAATCTTACCCGCGGAGCCATTTAATCCCTTGATATTACTAGATTTTTTATTTTTGCTGATTTTGAAAAAGTAATTTACTAGACAAAATCTGGACAATAAAAAATTATAAAAAATCTACTGGACAAAAGGTCAATCGGTTTTTTTGATTCGACCCCTTGTAATTGACATTAAAAGTCATTATATTAATAGTATAAATGATTTTTATAATCAATAACAGAAGGGTCAAAATAATGTTAAATATAATACATGATAAAAAGAATAAACTTTATATAGTAGATGCAAGAAAAATAAAAGCAGGTCGCAAAGCATATAAAGATAAAAAAGTTGCTCAACTTGAAGCAAAGAAATTATGGGAGCAACATTTAGAACAAAACTATGTACCTCTTAATCATAGAGTAACTGGTCAAGAAGCATTAAACCAATGGATAGAAGAACAGACTACTAGAGAAGCTATTGGTGAATCAGAAAGAAAACATAAATTAGCATCGGCTGCATTGTTGTTAGAAACACAAATTGCAGGTACTAAATTTGCAGATTGGGATTTAGGCGAACTAATTTACCCACCTTTAAGAACCCCCAAAACAATTACTAGAGACATTTTTAATGGGCCTATGTCTATTAATAGGCATGCAGGTGGCAAGACAAGTGTTAAGACTAGGCAAAATTATTTACAGCATTTTAAACAAATGTTTAAATATTTTGTTGAGTGCGCTTATATTAAAAGCAATCCATTAGAAACAGCAAAGATAGAAAAGCCACAAGATTATAATGAGGACATGAAGGCTACACGTCTTAATCCAGAAATTATACATAGTGTACGTTCTAATATAGATGACGATTTTAAATTAGTATATTACACAGCAATAGCTACAGGTATGCGTCAAGGCGAACAAAGAGCATTGACTTGGAATGATGTTGATTTTGATGCAGGAACAATAAAAATATCTAAAGCTGTTAAGATTGCACAACATGGTGAAGAAATTGGCGTGCCAAAAACTAAGGGTTCTTTTCGTGAAATACCTATGAGCGAAGATTTATCTAAAGCCTTAAAGGAAGAAAAATTAAAACGTGGCATGCCAAAAGAAAATTGTTATGTATTTAGTAATAGAAACAATATGCCAATATCAGGCAAAACATTTCGTACTAAATTAAAAAATGCTATTAAAAAAAGTAGTGTCGATGCTTTTACTTGGCATGACCTTAGACACTTTTTTGCTTCTATATTGTTTGATAAATTTGAAGGTGATTATTATATTGTTAGCCAACTATTAGGCCATGAATCAGTAGAATTTAC